CTGAAGCAGGCCATACAGGACTACATGGAGTCCAATGAGACCAGCTTTGTAAACAACCTGCCGACTATTATTCAGCAGGCGGAAGACAAAATACTCAAGACAGTACAGTTGCCAGACTTCAGGAAAAACGTGTCCGGCTCGGTGGCAAGCGGCAATCAGTATCTGGTTATGCCGTCAGATTTTCTGACCCCCTACTCGCTGGCTATAGACAACTCGGGCTTTGAGTATCTGATATTTAAAGACGTAAACTTTATACGTCAGGCGTATCCGCTGACGACAACGCAAGGGGCGCCCAAGTATTACGGCATATTTAGCCGCACCGCGTTTATCCTCGGCCCTACCCCAGACTCTGCATACGATGCAGAACTGCACTACTTCCACAAGCCAACTTCAATCACAGCGTCCGCTGACGGCACAAGTTGGCTAGGCACTAACGCCGAGTCCACACTGCTTTACGGATGTCTTGTCGAGGCATACACCTACCTCAAGGGCGACCCAGACCTAATGCAAACATACACGCAAAGGTATCTGGAGGCGCTGAGCAAGCTGGAGGAGTTGGGCGAAGGCTACAGCACAACAGACAGTTACCGTAGCGGAGAAGTAAGGAAGCCTAGGGCATGATTAGTGTTAGCACCACGATGGACGTGGGTAGCGTCCTTGTTGAGACAACGGACAGAAGGGGTTTTACCCCAGAAGAGATTGCCGAGAGATGCTTAAACAGGGTCGTCTCGGTTGCCGATACTGCGATGCCTGAGGTTCAGGCTCAAGCGCAGGCATTCAAGGATCAGATTAGGGCGGTCCTTGTTTTTTACATGAAAGAGGCCGCGAAAAGCGACCGAACCACTGTGTATAACGCCCTCTTGGATGCTGGGCAAAAAGACTTAGCCGAACTTATCAGGAGAATGTGATATGGCTTTTAGCGGAAACTACATGTGTACCTCATTCAAGCAAGAGTTGCTTGTAGGCTCACACAACTTCACTGCCGGCACCGGAGATACCTTCAAGCTGGCTATGTATGACAACAATGCGAGCTTTACGGCGTCTACCACTGACTACACCGCAACCAATGAGGTGAGCGGTACGGGATACACTGCGGGCGGCGGCACGCTGACCAATGTTACGCCTACCACGTCAGGAACAACGGCGCTGACTGACTTCGCCGACTTGACGTTTAGCTCGTCAACGATCACTGCTCGCGGTGCGTTGATTTACAACACCACCACGGCTGGCGGCACAGGTACTACGGACACGGTTGTCGTTCTGGACTTTGGTTCTGACAAGTCATCCAGTGCGGGCGACTTCACCATTGTGTTCCCAACTGCTGACGCATCTAACGCTATTATTCGGATTGCATAATCATGGCTCTGGTCGTTGCTGATCGCGTAAAAGAAACCACCACCACGACAGGCACGGGGGCGATTTCGCTTGCCGGAGCAGAGGCGAATTTTATTGCGTTCTCAGCGGCCCTGTCAGATGGTGACACAACCTACTACGCCATTATCGATAATGTGAATCAAGCCTACGAAGTGGGCCTTGGCACATACACGGCGGGTGGGAACACGCTGGCCCGGACGACAGTGCTGGCCAGTTCAAATGGCGGATCTGCTGTTAACTTTTCAGCAGGAAGCAAAGATGTATTTATCAATTACCCTGCGGATAAGTCGGTATATCTGGACGACTCCAATCAACTTGTTATCAATAGCACGGCGGTTACCGCAACAGCCGCAGAGCTTAATTTTGTTGATGGCGTAACGTCCAACATTCAAACCCAGCTTGATGTAAAGGCAAGCACCGGAAAGGCCATCGCAATGGCCATTGTGTTCGGATAGGAGATAAATAATGGCCGCACCAAACATTGTAAACGTATCGACAATTACGGGTAAGTCGTTTTACCTCGCATTGTCCACTACAAGCGCAACAGAGCTTGTCAGTAATGCCGCTTCTAGCGGAAAGGTATTCAAGATCAACATGATCCAAGTGGCTAACGTCGATGGCGCTAACGCTTGCGACGTGACCGTGGATTATCACACTGCGGCGGCGGCTGGAGGAACGGCATACTCGCTGGTTTCTACCGTGTCCGTTCCAGCAGATGCTTCACTGGTTGTACTGGATAAAAACACCGCGATGTATCTTGAAGAAGACCGCTCTATCTCGGTCACGGCTGGCACTGCCAACGATCTTGAAGTTCTCGTTAGCTACGAAGAAATCAGCTAATAGGAGCCTTTCATGGCTACAAACGACGGCGGTTTTATTGGTCAGGACGGGCTAAACGCCCCAGACTCGCCTACTGGCGTGTCAGCTACGGCTGGTGATACCCAAGCGACCATATCGTTTACTGCGCCTTCTGATGTCGGCGGGTCGGCTATTACTGGCTACAGCGTACAGTCTGACAATGGCGATGGGACGTTCCTTTACAGTTACAGCCTTGAAAACGCGGCATACAATTCTGTCTCTTTCGGGATAACTCAACCGCACACAGTAAGGCTTAACAACGACGGCACAAAAGCCTATTTCTTGCTGGCGACAGGCTCGGCAAGCCAATACAGCTTAACAACAGCGTATGACATAAGCACGGCAACTACTGACTCAAAATCGTTTAGTTTTACAACGCAGGACGCATCTCCGCGAGGCATAACTTTTAATGGCGACGGCACTAAGGTTTATATGGTGGGATATACAAATGCCACCGTTTATCAGTACAGCCTTAGCACCGCATTTGACATTTCAACAGCAAGCTACGACTCGGTTAGCTTTAGCCTTTCAAGCCAAGGCACACAGCCTGACGAGATAATATTCAATAATGACGGCACTAAGTTTTACGTTTGCATGATCAACAATGAGACGGTGTTTCAGTACAGCTTGAGCAGTGCATACGACATGAGTACCGCCACTTATGATTCAGTTAGTCTCGATGTCTCAGGGCAGTCAAATAACCCAAGAGGAATTGCTTTAAACGGCGATGGCACTAAGTTTTTTGTTTTGGGCGAAGTTAACGATGCTGTTTATCAATATTCGCTAGGCACTGCTTACAGTTTAAGCGGGGCGTCTTATGACAGCGTTAGTTTCGACGTTTCGGGCCAAGTTACCCTACCAACAGGTCTTGTTTTTGGGGACAACGGCACAAAAATGTATATTGCGGGCTATAGTGCAGATAACGTCTACCAGTACACAACTGGCCTTAACACTTACCCCACCGCCTCACCCATCACAGTCACGGGCCTAACCAACGGCACAAGCTACACGTTTAATGTATGGGCACTCAATGCGTTTGGTTGGTCTGGCCCGAGTGATGCGAGCGGGAGTGTCTCTCCTGCCCCTCCAAGAGGCATATTTGCTGGCGGCACATCTGCATCCGATACAACGACAAATGTTATTCAGTACATTGATATAAGCTCTACAGGGAACGCCACAGATTTTGGAGATTTGACCCTTGCAAGAACTAACCTAGCAGGCGGATCAAGCTCAACCAGAGGCGTGTCTATAGCAGGAATTGTTTATCCTACAATTACTGCTCAAAACACCATTGACTATGTGACGATTGCCAGCACTGGTAACGCTACAGATTTTGGGGATGCAACAGAAGCCTTGAACCCCAACTCAGATGCTGGCGCGGCTAACTCGACGCGATGTTTGTATACAGGAAGGAATCCAAGCGTCATCAATAAAATTGAGTACATTACGATAGCCACGACAGGAAATGGGTCAGATTTTGGAGATTTGACTTCAAACAGAGATCCTTCGGGCGCGGCATCCCCCACTAGAGCGGTATTTTGGTGCGGAGGAAACCCTGCAACCAATGTAATTGATTACGTCACGATTGCATCTACGGGCAATGCTACGGACTTTGGCGATGCAACCTACACAATTAGTCAAGGCGGTGCGGTTTCAAGCGAGACAAGAGCTTTATGTATTGGAGGCAATGCAGGAAGTAGAACAAACACCATTGACTACATAACAATCGCTTCTACAGGCAACGCATTAGATTTTGGGGATCTGTCCGTTTCGCGCCGATATGGAACTGGTTGCTCATCGTCTACGAGGGGTGTTTTTGGTGGGGGTAACACCGCTACAAATACATATAGCGACATAATGGACTATGTAACGATAGCCTCTACGGGTAACGCCGCAGATTTTGGTGATTTAACCATTGGGGTTAATAGTAATTGCGGGTTTTCATCTGATCATGGAGGGGTTCAATAATGCCTAATTATCAAGGCGTTTGGTCGCTCTCCGCGCAGTATCAAAATGCAGAACTGTGGGGTGTCCAGCTTTTGGGGTCGGGAACAGCGGTTGCGTTTGGCGGTGTTTCGGGCAATGGTAGCCCTGAGTGGGCCAACGCAGACTATATAAACATTGCCACAACTGGAAATGCCGCCGACTTTGGTGATATGCCATATACTTGCGAAAGAGGGGCAAGTTGCGCGTCATCTACCAAGTTTATTTACTTTCCCGGTCAAAAAAATAATTCCCAAAGCCAAACAATGTCGTCGCGTTTTTTTGCGTCAGGATCGGACACTGTTGATTTTGGAAGCTATACGCCAGAAAACAGCTATCTTGACGCCCCGTCGGGGTGTTCAAACTCAACTAGGGGCGTTCTTGGCGGCGGCAGTGGAGCTAATTCTCCTTATCAAATGAACACCCTTTACTACATAACGCTTGCCTCTCTTGGTGATGCAAGTGATTTTGGGGATTTAAGTGCGGGACGTAGTTTTTTATCAGGTCTTGCATCTTCGACTAGAGGTGTTTTTTCGGGAGGCCGTGAAGAGACAACCAACCCGACAAACAGGATGGATTACGTCACGATTGCGTCTACTGGGAATGCGACAGATTTTGGCGACCTTACTGCCGCAAGAAGAGAGGTGGCTGGGGCGGCATCCTCTACTCGCGGTGTAAATGGCGGCGGCAACACCGGAACGTATTCCAATATTATTGATTACATCACCATAGCAACTACCGG